TGTAACTGCACAGAGTGGATTCCCTTGGACTATTACATGGCCTGATGCACCATGAGCGAAGTAAGCCATGAGCAAATCTACGAAAGGCTGCTTGCAGTAGAAGCTAAGGTAGATGCCATTGACAAGAACACAAAAGGTCTTGTAGAGGCTATAAAGGCTCTTGATGGGGCTTTTAAAGTCTTAGGTTGGGTTGCTTCTGCTGCCAAACCTATTTTATGGGTTGGTGCGTTAATTATGGCGGCTGGTGCTGTTTGGCAGACGTGGCTTAAAAAGTAATGGCTAATGTAAAACAACAGTTAGATATTCCTGCTATACCTAGTTTGGGTACATCAGGACTTGTCTATTCTCAAAGTGTCCAGAATCAAAATAATGGCATTTTGAGGTTGTTTTTTACCAAGTTAGTCAATTCAATACAGTCTGTTTTTGGACCAAGAGGTGGCAAGTATTTGAATAACCCTTATGGGGCATTTCAAAGTACAGTAGATCAGACTGCGGCAGCGGCTAATACAGCTTATGCCATGACATTAAATACTACAGATTATGCCAATGGCGTAAGTGTAGCAAGCAATTCAAGAATTACAGTTACTGACTCTGGCATATGGAATTTGCAATGGTCTGGTCAGTTTGAAAACCCTGATTCACAAGACCATGATGCTAGAGTATGGCTAAAGATCAATGGTACTGTAGTTATTGGTTCAACTGGATTTTTTGCAGTTCCAAGTAAACATGGGGCTACTAATGGTCATGCTTTGGTTGGATGGAATTACTTTTTAAGTTTGAATGCAAACGATTATGTTGAATTATGGTGGGAAACTGATAGTACACAAGTCAGTATCCAAACGTATGCAGCAGCAGGAAGTTATCCCTCAACTGCATCACTAATTGCTACAATGAGCTTTGTGTCTAACCTTCCAAACCTATAGACTACGAACATGGCTTACATTCCTCTTCAAATTCCACCAGGCGTATACAAGAATGGTACAGAGTATCAGTCTAAAGGCCGTTGGAATGGATCAAATTTGGTACGTTGGTACGAAGGCACTATCCGTCCAGTTGGTGGATGGAGGAAACGTGCTACTTCTCAATTAACGGGTATGGCTCGTGGCCTGATTAACTGGCGAGACAACTCCAACAACAGGCGTATCGGAATTGGTACACATTCCAAGCTTTATTCAATGAATGAAGGTGGTACTCTGACCGACATTACACCAGCAACATTTACTGTTGGTGATCCAGATGCCGTATTAAAGATTGGTTATGGCTATGGTACTTATGGTAATGCTGCCTATGGTGTTGCTAGACCAGATTTGGGGTCATATACTCCTGCGACTACTTGGAGTCTGGATACTTGGGGCGAGTATTTAGTTGCTTGCTCATCAAAAGATGGTCAATTGCTTGAATGGCAGTTAAATCTTGCTAATGATGCTGTTGCCATTACTAACGCACCAACCAGTTGTACTGGTTTAATTACTACTCAAGAACGATTCTTGTTTGCTTTGGGTGCAGGTGGTAATCCTCGTAAAGTTCAATGGTCTGACCAAGAAAACAATACTGTATGGACTCCTGCTGCCACTAACCAAGCTGGAGACTTTGAGTTAACCACAATTGGCTCTTTACAGTGCGCTAAACGCATCCGAGGCGCTACTATTCTGTTTACTGATGTGGACGTACATACTGCCACTTACATTGGTCCTCCATTCATTTATGGCTTTGAGCGTGTTGGTAGTGGATGTGGTGTTATTTCTAAACAAGCGGTAGCCGCTACTGACAATGCTTGCATTTGGATGTCTGGTGCAGGGTTTTGGACATATGATGGCTTTGTCAAACCATTAAATTCTGATGTTTCTGACTATGTTTTTAGTAACTTAAATGTTACTCAGTCATCCAAGGTTTATTGCGTACATAACTCAGCATTTGGTGAAGTTTGGTGGTTTTACCCAAGTTCTGCCTCTAACGAAGTAGATTCTTACGTTTCTTACAACTATCGTGAGAATCATTGGGCTATCGGTACTTTAGCCCGTACTTGCGGTACAGATCGTGGCATCTTTGCAAACCCAATTATGGTTTCTACAGACGGATACGTCTATGAGCATGAAGTTGGATTTAACTATGATTCTCAGACATTGTTTGCTGAATCAGGACCAGTAGAGCTAGGGGTTGGCGATAGGACTATGAGTCTTACAGGATTGGTTCCTGATGAAAATACGGCTGGTGACGTACAGGTACGTTTTAGCACTAAGTTCTACCCAAATGCTACTGAATACAATCATGGCCCATATTCAATGACAAGCCCTACTTCTGTGCGAATAAGTGGCAGACAAGTAGCTGCAAAGATTGAAGGCGTGAGATTAACTGATTGGCGAGTAGGTGTTATTAGATTTGATGGGAAACCTGGCAGTTTGAGATGATTGACTATGAAAAGTACAAGATTAATGGTGAACTACCATTATGGGCTGTATCTTTTCAAAAAGTAGAGAAAATTCTTGAACCTGCTTTAGAATACGATAACACGCATAATATGCAGGACGTAGCCGACTGTATTGACAGTTGTACGATGCAATTATGGCCTGGAGTTAATAGTGCGGTAATAACTCAGGTTCAAAACTTTCCAAGAATGAAGGTTTTGCACATATTTTTGGCATCTGGTGATCTAGTAGAACTAGAGACTTTCACCCCCCATATTCAGAAGTTCGCTGAAGACATGGAATGCCGCAAGATCACCTTAACAGGACGTAGAGGCTGGTCAAGAACTTTTGTATCCAAATTTAACATGAAGCCAACACATTATTGGCTATCTACGGAGGTGTAATTATGTCTGGTGGTTCAAGTCAACAAACAGCGCAACTTGATCCTGCATTGCGTGATGCGTATTTACAGAATGTATCTAGTGCACAAGGTGTAGCCGCAAATTTAGCTCCTAGACAGTTTGCTGGTTACAACCCAGATCAACAAGCTGCTCAACAGCTATATCAACAATTTGCTGATCCTAATAGTGAAGTATTCCGTGGTATGCGTGATGCTTATGGTGTTGCTAACCAAGCCGCTAATTACAATCCTCAAAATGTTCGTGCAGGGTACTATGGTGGTGCTAATGTAGACCAAGCTGCCTTGGCTGCTCAAACAGGCTATGGCGCTACTACAGGTCAATATACAGGCGCTGGTCCTGCTTCACTTGCTGGCGCTCAAGGATATGGCGCTGTTGCAGGAACTGGTACATCTGCTGGTGCTTCTCAAAATGCGGCTGCACTTGGATATACAGCCAATCAATTTGGCGGGGCACAAACAGGTCCAACCAATTTAGCCGCTGGTACTGGTTACACTGCTAATCAATTTGGTGGCGCTCAAGCTGGTCCAGCTTCTTTGTCTCAAGCATTGGGATATGACGCTACTACTTTTGGTGGAGCGCAAGCAGATGCCGCTAGATTGGCTCAAGCTACTGGTTATACGGCAGCAGGATATGGCGGTCAGACTGCTGGTCCTGTTGAGCGTTTTTCTGGTGCTACTACAAGTCCTGCCGCTAATGTAACTGGTCAGGGATATACGGCAGATCGCTTTGGTGGTGCTACATCTAATCCTGCGGCTCTTGCTGCCGCACAAGGTTATACATCTCAAGGATTTGGTGGCGTAATTGGAGGTCCTGCTGCAACAGCCGCAGGTCAAGGATATACCGCCTCACAATTTGGTGGCGTTTCTGCTGGTGATGCAGAAAGAGCGCAAGCCGCTGCTTTAGCCCGTGGCGATATTCGTGATGTATCTGCTCAACAGATTGCTGCCCAACAAGTTGCCGCTGAACGTGTTGCCGCCCAACAAGCCGCTGCCGCACAAGCCGCCCGCAGTGGTGCAAGAGATGTATCTGCTACTGGTGTGACAGGCGCTCAAGTTGCTTCTGAAGCTTTAGGACAGATTGCTCCTCAAGCCCGTAGTAATGTACGTGATGTTCAAGCTGGATCATTCTTAAATCAGAATATTCAGCAGTATATGAATCCATATACACAAGCTGTTACTGAACAAAGCTTGAAGGATTTAGAGCGTTCACGTCAATTACAACAACAACAGACTGCCGCATCTGCTACTGCTGCTAAAGCATTTGGTGGTTCTCGTCAGGGTGTTGCCGAAGCTGAGACTAATCGTGCATTTGGAGAGAATGCGGCTCGATTGGTTGCCCAACAGAATGCCGCTGCATATGCTGCAGCGCAACAAGCTTCTGAGGCCGACATTGCCCGTACCATGCAAGCACAACAGCTTAACCAAGCTCAAGATGCTGCAACTACTCAACAGTCTTTACAGTTGGCAGGTCAGTTTGGTCTTGCTAACCAAGATGCAAACTTACGTGCGGCTTTGGCTAACCAAGGTGTTGATACACAATATGGATTGTCAAATGCTCAGTTGCAACAACAAGCAACACTGGCAAACCAAGATGCTGCCCTGAGAGCTTCTCTTGCCAACCAATCCACTGGATTACAAGCTCAACAACTAAATCAGTCTGCTTCACTGCAAGCTGCACAAGCTAATCAAGATGCGGCTTTACGTGCTTCTCTTGCCAACCAAGGTATTGACTTGAATGTTGGTCAACTGAATACACAAAATGCTCAACAAGCTAACCTTGCCAATCAAGCTGCCGCCAATCAAATGGCTCAGTACAATGCAGGTAACTTGCAACAGGCAGGTTTATCTACACAAGCAGCACAGAATGCTGCCGCCCAATTTGGCGCACAGGCTGGCAATCAAGCATCATTGGCAAATGCCGCTGCTCAGAACCAGATGAGTCAGTTTAATCTGGGAAATCAACAACAAGCAGGTTTGTCTACTCAAGCTGCCGCTAATCAAGCAGCACAATTTGGTTCTGCCGCACAGAATGCTGCCGCACTTCAAAATGCCGCTGCTCAGAACCAGATGAGCCAATTTAACGTGGGCAATCTACAGCAAGCAGGTTTGGCAGGATCTGCGGCTGCTAATGCGGCAGGACAATTTGGCGCTCAAGCTGGTAATCAGGCTCAATTGGCAAACCAAGCGGCTGCTAACCAGATGGCTCAGTTTAACGCTGCAAACCTTCAGCAAGCGGGCATGGGAAATCAAGCTGCGGCTAATGCACTTGCACAGTTTAATGCCCAACAAGCTCAACAAGCAGGTCTGTCTACACAAGCGGCTCAGAACCAAGCATTCCAGTTTGGTGCTAATGCTCAAAATACGATTGCGGCTCAAAATGCTGCCGCACAGAATGCTCTTGCTCAGTTCAATGCTGGAAACCTACAACAAGCAGGTTTAGCAGGTGCTGCCGCACAAACAGGTGCTTCTCAGTTTGGAGCCGCTGCTGCCAATCAAACTGCCGTCCAGAATGCCGCTGCACAAAACGCTTTGGCTCAGTTTAATGCGGGTAATTTACAGCAAGCTGGTTTGACCAATGCGGCTGCTTTGAATGCTGCATCGCAATATGGTGCGGGTGTTACAAACGCTGCCGCACTTGCTAACCAAGCTGCATTGAATCAAGGTCAACAGTTTAATGCCGCAAACTTGCAACAAGCTGGACTTGCTAACGCAGGTGCTTTGAATCAAGCTGGTCAGTTTGGTGCTACTGCACAGAATACCGCTGCTTTGCAGAATGCTGCTGCCGCCAACCAGATGGCTCAATACAATGCTGGCAATACGCAAGCATTTAACTTGGCAAACCAAGCCGCACAAAACCAAGCAGGTCAGTTTGGAGCTTCTGCTTTCAACCAAGCTAATTTGACTAATGCTGCGGCTCAGAACCAGATGGGTCAGTTTAATGCTGCTAATCAACAAGCAATGACATTGGCAAACATGGGTGCGTTAAACCAAGCTAATCAGTTTGGTGCTTCTGCATTTAATCAAGCAGGTTTGTCTAACCAAGCGGCTATTAATGCTCGTGCTGCCCAACAAGCTGGATTGTCTCAACAAGCAGGTTTGACTAATGTTCAGAACTTCTTGCAAGCTAATTTAGCTAATCAACAAGCAGGTTTGACTGCTAACCAACAGCGTTTGGGTGCGGCTGGTCAAATGGCGGGTATTTCTAATACTGGTCAACAGATGGGTTTTGCTGGCGCTCAGAACTTGGCAAACATTGGTACTGTTCAGCAACAGTTCTCACAACAACAGTTGGATGCCATCCGCAATCTGCCATTGGAGCAACAACAGATCATCAACCAAGCATTGGGACTCAATGTTGGCGGTGGTTCTGGAATGCAAACACAATCTACTTCACGCCAAGGTTTGCTTGGTTTGTTGGGTATTTAAGGAGTCTATATGCCTTTTAATCTTGGTTTGCTGTCTGATGCAGCACTTACTGGTCTTAGTGACGAAGAGAAAAGTAGTCTGCAAAAGCAAGCTACTCAACAGTTCTTGCTTGGCTCTTTGTTAAGCAATGATCCATCTATGGGATTGAAGTCTGCTTATTCTGTACCAGAACAATATTTAAGTGGTCAAAAGGCTATTACTGAAATGCAACAGAAGGCGTCTGATCGTGCTGCCGTTGCTAATTTCCAAGGCAAGTATATGCCTACGCAATTTAATGAAGCTAGTCCTCAGTATATGGGTCCTGTAACACCAGATGTTGCTCAACAACAAAATGAGTTAAAGACTGCAAGAGCGCAAGGACTACCTTTTAACATTCAGAATGCTTTGCAAGATGTATTGAATTTGCCTACTGCTTCACAAGGTCCAATGCGAGAGACTATTTCCTCATTGCAACCAAAAGTACAAGGTAACTTGTTGCTAAACCCGAATATGGAAATATTGCGTGGTTTACCTACACAAGATAAAGGTATCACATCTCAGTACAACCCATTAACTGGTGGATACTCTGCGGCTCCTGTGCAGAACTATATGCAGTCTATGATTCAGACTACTCCTCCAGAAGTATCTGCTAATACGATGCTTGTTCCAATGCAAGGCGGTGGATTTAGTCAACAAGCAATCCCTGGCGCAGTTAACGCAGTTGGTGCAATTGAGGGTGCTAAAGCTATGGCACAAGCACAAGGTCAAGTTGAGCAAGTTATTGGTGCTGATGGTAAAACTTACTATGTTCCTAGATCTTCTCTTCTTACTCAGCCTCCCCGTGCTGGTGGTGCTGGAACTACTCCACCAGTTGCAGGAGTTGCAGGAGCAGTAGCTAAGATTTCTCCTGCTCAAGAAGCAGTAAATCTAGCAACATCAAACCGATACAATGAGTTTACAAAGACTGCTCTTGATGCGGCATTAACTGTTGGTGATC